GTCTCGATTTAGGGAAGCAGCAGGTGGTGAAGGAGATGATGGAGTATCGAGCTTTCGTTGCATGGTTCAGGAACCGTGCGAAAGTCCTCAATCCTCCGAGTACGAATCCTAAATACGAGAAAAGCAAGAAGTATGGGATCACAAGATCTTCCCTATTTGGCGATAAGGATGATGCTTATGCTGCTGTTCGAGAAACGCTGGACAGAAGATACGACGGTTTCCAGACGCTCATCGAGCGCATCCCTGTTGAGGGAGCGCTCAAAACACCGATGAGAACCTGGGCCGAAGTATGTCGTGGGGCGCCTACTCCCGATCTTTGGATCGGAAGTACCTGGGATCTGGCTGAACGTCTTGACGAGACGTTTGACCGTAACACCCTCCAGGCGCGTTTCTATGAATTGCAGTACCGTTGCATCCAACCAGGTTACATTCAGCCCTGGCTAGATCCCGCATTAGATATTGATCTACTTCTGTCTCCCCCCGATTGGTGGTCAGATAACAATTGGTCCGATTGGACACGGCTGATGGATCGTTTCTTCAGCTCGTCCGGTATGTCCGAGTGGGATTTGCTATCTATGGGCCCGGACGGCCCTCGGGAAGAAGATCTTCCGGAATATATTCGCGACGTGCCTCGACAGAAGCCTCTGGCAGAAGCTTTCGAAGATGCGTTAGAGTATGCACAAGACTTAGATACACAGACAGCTCGGTTAACCCCGATCGTAGAGGTGAACGGTAAGATTCGAGTGATAACAACTCACTCATCTGAATCCGTCTGGGCCGCGCGCGCAATGACGCGTCATATTATGGTCCACACCAAGCGCTTGGTCTATTCTCGTCAAATGATGAGAGACCAAGTCGTCCGTATATCAAATAAGTCTCAAGCCAAAGAAGGCTTGATTGTGTACTCTGCCGATCTATCAAAAGCGACTGATCCGATTTCTATCGCTTTGGCAAGACATGTCCTCGCAGATATAGTGTCCGTGATAGGAAAACCATCCTGGTGGGACCGCGCTGTTGAAGCGACGATCACGGCAGCGACGATTGAGTGTCCAGACAAAAGTTCTTTTACCAACCAGTGCGGTGCACTGATGGGACTAGGCCCTTGTTGGTCTGTCTTGACGATACTCAACGCGTACGCGGCTCACCGGGCTGGTGCTCCCGAGGATTCATACCAGGTATGCGGGGACGATCTCATTGGTCTTTGGCCAAAGGGCGTCTGCGATGCGTATGAAGATGTTTTAACGCAGTTGGGATTGGAAGCCAACAAATCTAAATCTTTCCGATCACCGACGGGCGGCGTCTTCTGCGAACGACTAGTTCGAAGGGACAGTGACTGCACGGCTTTTGCGCGACATTGTATGCGCATCGGAGAAGCTGTCGGTGTTAAGTCAGAGGCGGGGCAGAATGGTCGTGCAGTTGTCGATAGACTTCGTCTAGACAAAGGCACCTGGCCATCCCACTTTGACCGAGTACATCCGATGGTCCGAAGAGCCGCCCGGAGTACATCGGTCAGGAACGCTATTGAGCCTCACGCCGTTGGTCGATTCGACCAGGGAGGTGGTGGTATAGGCGAACCTGATGCTGTCGCTGTCATAGCTTTCTTCATGTGGGGCCCCACTCGCCTTAGCAAGGGGGACGATCTTTTAGACGCTGAAGAGTTCAGAGAACTTAAGCTACAACTTCGACGGCAGGCGCCTCTGAAAGGACAGCATAAACCGAGCGAGGTTGTCTACATCAACGATGTTATTGTTGACGCAAAGACCGCATTGGAAGCTCGTTTACGACTTGAAAAGGGAATTGGCTCATCAAAACCTGTCAACATCCGGTACAAAGCTGTGAAGCATATGTGCCGAGATAGGAGACATATGGCCAAGGACCTGATCAAGAAGTATAAGGGTCCAATAGCAGCAATACGTGGTATTGTTCGTAATTCGATCACGAACCCACCGTATGTGCGAGTCAGTCCGAAATTGGTGCGCGATGTTTGTTGCGCACTTCGAAGGAAAGCATTCGCTAGTGCGATTAGATCTGCACAGCGTAGTTGGAAAGTTCCCATTCCGGAGAAGGTAGGTGTACAACTCCTTCAAGATGCCGGTTTGGAAGGGGAGAGGGTCAACCTGTGGACCCTCCGCTCTCGTGCCGGCCACGAGAGTCTTAGGCACTACCCAGCTAATGAGACTGGA